GTGGACGCCAAGAAGGTGAAGGACTTCGGCGCGACGCCGGGCGTGAATTTGGAGTACAAGAAGGGGAGCCAGAAGCCGGAGAGGGTTTTCCCGAACCCGCTCTCGCAGGCGCATGTGCAGATAGCGTCGGACGCGAGCGACTCGATCAAGGAGGGCCTGGGCATAAACGCCGACCTTCTTGCGGCGCAGGACGGCGGGCAGTCGTCCGGCAGGGCCATCGCGTTGAGGCAGAGGCAGGGCCTCCTGATGGTGCAGGAGCTGTTCGACAACCTCTCCAGGTCCCGGTCCATAGCGGGCAGGTTCCTCCTGTCGCAGATGGGCGAAATGTACGACACGGAGACGGCCAAGAAGGTGCTGGGCGAGGCGTTCATCAGCCAGAACTTCAGCAGGCCGGCGATGCAGACGCAGATCGACTCGGCGACGGGTCAACAATTTCAATCTCCTGCCGTCGGCCCCGACGGGCAGCCGCAGATGGAGATAGACCAGGAGCTGCTGGACTCGACCCTGTCGGAGGTGCTGAGCGGCGACCTCGGCAGGTACGACGTGGCGGTGGGCGAGTCTGTGTCCAGCGAGACGATGAGGCTGGCGAACATGGCGGATTTGAAGGAGGTAGCGACGACGTACCCGGGACTGATCCCGCCCGAAGTTCTGATAGAGGAAGGGATGCTACCGCAATCGACGAAGACACGGGTGATAAACTCGATAAAACAGGCGCAGGCGATGGCCCAGCGTGCCAGCCTCACGGCACCGGCCGCACCGGCGGGAGGCAAAAATGGCAACGGCAACAGGTAGGAAGGTGGTGGTAAGGAAGACGGTTAAAAAGGCAAAGGAGGCCGGATATGAAGGCAAAGGGAAAGCCCAAGAAAAAGAAAAAAGCGATGTACTGAAGCAGGAGCCGACGCCGGAGGCGGCAGGAGAGTTAATTATACCTCCTGACGCGGCGAAGCCGGAACCCGAGAAGCTGGGGCCGGGGCAGAAGTACTTCGAGGCGCCGGACGGCACCTTGATGATCGGCGAGGCGGACAAGCAGCAGTTGTGGCACAGGCCGCTCAACGGCGGACGGGGCGGATGGATAAACCCGAAGAGATAGAAGGCGCGCGAGGCGCGGGAGGATAATAAGGATGGGAGACGAGAAGATAGAGACGGTGGAGGTCACCGAGCCTACTCCGGAGCCGAAGCCGGAGCAGAAGCAGGGACCGACGAGGGACGAGCTGAAGGAGAAGGGCTGGTCCGCGGCGGAGATGGACGCGGCCGAGAAGCGCGGCATGGTCGCGAAGCCGGACGACAAGAAGGAAGAGCCGAAGCCGGATGGCAAGAAGGAAGACAAGATTATACCTCCAGGGACGAAGGTGGACCCGAGGGCGGAGGGCCAGCCGGAGCGGCGCGCGGCCGGGGACCTGCCGGACTTCACGATAAAGGACCCGGAGAAGGAGAGGGTGTTCCTCGAGACCTTCGGGCCGGGCACGCCGCAGAGGGCGATGTACTTCAGGATGAAGAACGAGCGCCAGGCGAGGCAGAAGGCCGAGGGCGAGCGGGACAGGGCGTCGCAGGAGGCGCAGGCGCTGCGCGACAGGATAGCGGCGCTGGAGGGCGGCAGGCCGACGACCGAGGTGGACGAGAACGGCAACCCGGTGGACCCCGAGGATAGGCCGCTGACCGTGAAGCAGTGGAAGGAGATGCAGAGGCAGGAGGCGGAGGACAGGCGGAAGGCGGACGACGAGCTGCGGGCGCAGGCCGGGAAGGTGGCGGACGCGCTGAAGAGCCAGGAGGAGTTCGCGAAGGCGACCTACCCGGACTTCGAGCCGACGTTGAGGCTGGCCAAGGACCTCATGCTGAACATGGACAGGCACGTGCCGGACAAGGCGAAGCAGGCGAAGCTGACGAGGCTGATACAAAGCCTGCAGACGACCGCGGCCGAGGCCGACAGGATGGATTTGGACGACTACAACGCGTCGATGATAGCCTACGAGATTGGGCAGATGCACCCGGACTACGGGAAGCAGATCGAAGGCGATGGTGACGGGAAGACCGAAGACCCGAGCAAGGCGAACGGGGGCCTCACGCCCGAGGAGATGGAGCGCATGAAGAAGAACACCCAACGCAGGAGCTCTAGCGCCTCACTGCCGGCCGGCGGCGGAAAGCGGACAGTGTCCGTCGAAGACGTCGACCTGAAGGTGCTACAGAGGATGAGCCGCGAGGAGCGGGAGTCCTTCAAGGTGAAGCACCCTGGAAGGTACAAGCAGCTGCTGCGGGGTTAACTACAGGAGGCCACATAGATGGCCAACACAGTAAGCATTGACGCGCTTCGTCAAGAACTATGGTCTAAGGATCTTCTTGACGACGTGATGCGTGACGTAGAGAGCATCATGAGGTTCGCCGGGCCCGACGTTAACAACGTCGTGCAGATCAACCGGGACCTCATGAAGAACAAGGGAGACACCGAAACCTTCGGATTGGTCGCGAGACTGGCCGGGTTCGGCGTCACAGGCGACGACGAATTGGAAGGGAACGAAGAATCGATGAGCTCCTTCTCGGAGCAGGTCCTGATCGACCAGATCCGGAACGCCGTCAGACTCAAAGGCAAGCTGGACGCCCAGAAGGTGGTCTACGACCAGATATCCGTGGCGCGGGAAAACCTGCGGACCTGGATGAAGGAATTCCTAGCCCAGCAGCTCTTCCTGAAGCTAGGCGGAGTCACCAACACCACGCTAGTCGACGTTAACGGCGTAGTGGTGGGAACCAGAGCCTTGTGGTCCAACACCCCAGACTTCATCCCAGACGCCGACGAGAACGCCGGCATAGGGAACCGGTACCGGTGCGCCAAGACCACGGGGACCACGAACCTGGGCTCCGGCGACACCATGACGCTCGACCTCGTGACCAAGATATCCACGCAGGCGACGCTCGCCAACCCGAAGATCCAGCGGATCTCGCAGGGCGGCGACGATTTCTACGTCATGTACCTACACCCGCTCCAGGCCCGCGACATCCGGATATCCTCCGACTGGAAGACGGCCCAGGAGAACGCGAAGGAACGCGGGGACACGAACCCGGTGTTCAGGGGAGCCTTGGGCTATTGGTCCAATGTTCTTCTCCTGGAGAACGAGTTCGTCCCGTGGTTGGACGTCAGCGTGGCTGGCAACAGCTTCCGCGGCGCCGCGACCGGGACCGACTGCGCGGTGGACTGCGCCCGCGCCCTTCTGTGCGGACGGCAGGCTGTGCTCGTCGCCGAGGCCTCGAATCCCGAGGCCCTGGTGGTGGAACAGTTCGACTACAAGAACAAGGACGGCGTTGCTGCGAACTTCATTGGCGGATGCCAGAAGCCTCTCTTCAACTCCAAAGAATTCGGCGTGATCGCGTTAGACACCGCGGCCGCCGTATAAGGGGAGGAAAATAACATGGGCGCAATCACTGCTACTCTTCCCTCGCCGGGAAGCACCGAGTTCGCCGGGGACTACAAGGTCGTAAAGATAACTTGCATCCCCGCCTCGGCAAGCGACACACTGACGTTGACGAAGGCCGCGCACGGTATCGACGAGATTCTGTTCACGATCCCGAAGCTGACGGCAGGCTATGACGCCGCGTTGGCCGGAGCATTCACGACTCATTCCGGCCTGGTCATCACCCTGGTGACGACCGCCGCAGCCGGAACGGCCGCGACGGACTGGACAGGGGCCACAGCGGAAATCCTGGTCATCGGAAGAAACGTTTCATAGAAATGCAATTCTCCTGCCATAACCAGGGGACGGTTTTAGGGGGTTCCGCCAAAACCTCCACCAATTTGCAGAGACCAAACAAGGAGACCATAAATATGAGAAAGATAGCCAGCCTCATCGCGCTAGCCACGGCCCTCGTGCCGATGTTCGTAGGGACCGCCAAGGCGGAGAGAAGGGAGGGCATCGAGGTCTCCAAGGCCGCGCAGGCGGTGGACTTCACGCAGTCAATTGACATGTCGGGCTACGCCAGCTTCTCGGCGCAGGCCGTGTACTCGGACGGGACGCCGTCGGCGGCGTTCTCCGCGACGAGCGGGAAGAAGTCGACCGCGACGCTGACGGTGGTCAGGAACGACGTGGGGACGGCCAAGAGGGCCGACCTCACAATCACTATCTCCAGCAACGGCGCAACGGCGCTGGCCGGGGCGGTCGTGACGCTGAACGGCAAGACGTTCACGGCAGGGTCCGACTGGACGGTCGGGTCGTCGTCGGTGGCGTCGGCCAAGAGCCTGTCGGACGCGATAGACGCGACCGAGCAGTACAGGGCGACGTACACGTTCTCCGGGGCGCAGACGTGGGCCGTGATAACGGCGTCGGTGACGGAGACCGGAACGCTCGGCAACGGGTACGCGGCCTCGGTGTCCACGAGCGCGATCACCTTGAGCAGATCTACATTTCTTGGCGGCGAGGCCAACGGGGTCATTCACATAGGGACAGTGACCCTAACGCAAGGCGTGGACTGGACCGACG